AGGCGCAGAAATTCCTGCATCAAACCCAACTCTAGACGAAATCGTATTGACAGCAAGAAAGTATGCACAGTTGATGCATATCTCAGAAGAAGATGTAAACGATTCACTAGTAGACACACTTTCAGTTTACAAGCGTGAATGGGCATCTCGCTGGGCTCGTAAGTATGACAATGCTTGCCTTGGCGTAACAGCAGCAGGCGACGGAGATGACGGTCAGCCGTTCACATCTCTATATCGTGCAGTATCACCAGGGTCTGCAGGAACAAACCTAATCCAGACTGGTGGAGCACTTTCATATGATGACATTAACAATGCACTTGGTATTGTTGAAGATTCATCAAAGTTTGATGCTGCAAACACAGTATGGATGGCACACCCAAAGATGCTTAAGGAAATCCGTGGAATGGTCAAGGGTAACTCTGACCTAGTTCTACCAGATCCACTAGCAGGAACACCAGGAAGCCTATTTGGTTATCCATTGGTAGTTTCATACGGTGCTGCAACATCAGCAGCAGCAACAGATTCACCAGCAGGAAACGCATTGCTCATCGTCGGTAACCGTCAGATGCTTATCAATGGTGTCCGTGGTGGAGTAGAATCAGTAGTTTCTCGTGATGCAGAATTTGCTCGTGATGGTGTAGTCTTGAAGACTCGCATCCGTCGTGGATTCGCAGTTGCAGATGCAGACGCATTCGCAATCGTTGAGAAGACAGCGTAAGGGGAGGAATAGGACATGCCATCAAAACTATACGGACAGTTCCTTTCACAGGCTCTTAACAAAGAGATTGACTGGGATACAGACACCATTAAGGTTGCTCTTCTCACTAACTCATACACACCAGACCAGGATGCACACAACTATCTAGACGATGTTGTTGCATACGAAGTTTCTGGTACAGGCTACACAGCAGGTGGAAACACTCTTGCTAACAAGACCAATGCATACAACTCAGCAACAAACGTAATCGTTCTTGATGCTGATGACACAACTTGGTCTTCATCTACAATCACTGCTCGTTATGCAGTAGTCTATGATGCAACACCTGCAACAAATGCAACTCGTCCACTAATTGGATATGTTGACTTTGGTTCAGATCAGTCATCATCAAATGGTAACTTCACAATTACTTGGGACGCTACAGGTATCGTAAGGATCACAGTAGCATAATGAACGCTAGAGTAGAAGCAGGTCCACTAACTATTGGACTCATATCAAATATGGTTGAGCCTACCGTTAAGGTAGAAATTAAGGCTGTTATTAGCCAAACATTACTCTCAACCTGGACCTGCTTCTCTCCTGCAACTCCTTCTGTTAATGGCCATAGCCTTTCAGGGGTTAACCCAGAATCAGTATTGATAGGAGGAATGGCTACGCTTTAAAAGGCGTAGTCTTTTTTTATGAGTTTTCTAAGCGATAAAATAAATTCTTATTCATTAAAAACACACATACCATTTAATCAAACCTACACCATCCCACCATCATATACAGGAACAGATAGTTTTGATAATGATATTTGGATTAGAGATGGTCTATATGATCCAACTTTTGAATCTGCAAATGGTCCAAGAAATGGCGATGGCTCTTGGAAGTTTGAATTTAGTAAAGTTTCTGGAAATACAAAATCATCAAGAGTTAGAGTACAAAAAAATTCCTCAGATACATTTAGTCCAGGAGTTTCAATTGAAACAGAAAACTATACTGCTGGCTGGTGGTTTAAACCAGTAACTTTCCCAGCAGACAATTTAATTGGTGTCCATAGAATTATTGACACTGTTGATCCATTTGGTTTAGGTTATTATTTTGGTTATGGTACAGAAGTAGATGATCCAGCCCATTTAGGTGAAAAATATTTTGGTTTTATTTCTGGTTGGGATTTTATTCCAATTTATCAAGATGAAAGTAATAATGCTATTGTTGCAGATAAATGGTATTACCTAGCAATTCGTAAGGTACATGATGGAAACCCTGCTAATAATTACACTGCTGAATATTACATAAATGGTAAAAAAATTGCAACAACATCAAATGCAAAAAATACAGGTACTGTAACTGAAATAAACTGGGGTTTCAACAATGCAACTATTGACAACGGAATCCATAATTTTGCAAATTGGCATCTTGCCAGTTCAAGTGTTTTAACTGAGGCTGCAATTAAAGCAATATATGAAGCAAGCAAAGTAATTTTTCCAGAAGTAGCAACTGCTTCTGCCACTTTTCCTACACCAACAATTGCTGTTGTAGCAAATGATAATGTTGAAGTAACAACAAACTTTATTGCAAGTACAGAATTTCCAGAAAATATTGTTGTTATTGCAAGTCAAAATATAAATATTGTAGTTACAGAAGTTTTGACGGCATCAGCAGATTTAATTAATAATGTACAAGTATTAACACCAACTGAGATATCTTTCTCAGCACAAGAAATGACAGCAACTGCATTAATGAATAATGCAATTGTTTCTGAACAGCCCATGATAGCATCAGCAACAATGCCAGGTGGAAATGCAGCAGTACAAGCAAACTACTTTAACCTTGTAAATCAACTTTCTCCATATGTTTATATTAACAATGGACTTACAGTTCCAGTAAACTATGGAACTCAATCTGGAACTTTTGTAAAAGGAAGTTCTTTAACATCAAATCAAGATGGTGGTTTGCCATTAAATCTTATTGCTGATGGAAAATCTTGGTTAGGTGCAACTTCAAATAACTCAAATGGTTCTTTTACATTTGAAACAACAAACTTTGCAGATTCTTTTCACAATGTGCTTGGTACTGGAACCTTTGCCTATGAGGTTTGGGTCAAGCCAAGGCAATTGCCTATAGTAAATGCTGGTGCTAATACTACTGCAACATCAAATCAGCCACTACTTGCTATATTAAACGCAGATAAATTAAAGATATTTCTAGATGATGGCTTTACTCCAACTGGTGGAACATTAAACCCAAGATATTTTTCTTTATTTATTAATAATAATTTAAACACAACAGTAGAATTAAGAGCCAATATTGATCCTACATTTACCTTAAACAATTGGAACCATGTAGTAGTAAACGCTTATCAATCTGGTATTAATGCAAATCAAAGATTAATTCAATTGTGGGTAAATGGACAAATCTTAATTAATGAAAATATTGCATTTACTCCTTGGTCAGATACAACAAATAAGATAAATACTGTCTTAGGTTCAAGGGCTACTGGATTATCTAGAATATCTGATATGTATTATGATGAAATGGCTATTTACAGATCAGAATTAACTAATTCTCAAATTATTCAACATCATCAATTTATCTCCACATATGGTCCAAACTATATAAACAGTGCAGAACCTTTTATTGCAAATGCAGTCTCTGGAAACAATAACTTTGTTGCTATATCAAATATAACTATTGCAGAAACTCCAGCAACCTCCACTGCATTATTTGTAGATCCAAGCGTAGCAGTATCAAGAGTTATTGATGTTGTTGCTAATCCAATGTTGTCAAGTGCATCAAACACAGATGTAACAGTCTTTTATGGTCGTACTTTTGTTGCAACACCAATGATTTCTGCAGCAGAGTCTAAAGAAGGATTTGTACTTGACGATATTTATTATAATTATGTACAAGCAAATATTGCTCCTTATCGTTATGTAACTTTTGATGCTCAAGACGAATCTTTAGATTACGGAACAGATAATGATTATTCAGCAGTCCCAACTGTAATTGGCGGAACAGTAGTAAGTCCACAGTTCGGTATTAACGGTAAATCTGCAAAGACTGCAGGAACATCATATATTACTGATGGAGTAATTCTTAAAGAATCTGAATGGAACGATTCCTGGGGAACTGGTGCAAACTCTTATCACTCAGCATTCTGGTTCCAAAGAGCAGAAGATGATGCATCTACAACAGGTCTTCGTGTATTGTGGAATCTTAACGGGTATAAAGATAATCAACATGTAGTTGTTTATCAGTATCAAAATAAAATACATATGCAATTTAACAATGGATCTGGCACTTGGATTGAACAAGATACTGGAACATTAGATCTATTTGATTACAACCGTCACTTTGTAGTTATTGAGTTTGATCATACAAACCCAAATAACAATATAGTTAATCTTTATGTTGATGCCGTTCTTAAGAGTACAATTAATCTTGGTGCTTATACTGGAACCACAACAAATGCAGCATCAGCAGACTCAGGACCAAATGATGAAGCAAATAATCGTCCAAGACTATCTATTGGATGTTTGATTACACCATTTGGATCAACAGCATTGCCAGTTGTACCAACTAATACTAAGTTAATTATTGATGAAGTTTACTGGGATAAAAATTCAATTACAGCAGGAATGGTTGTTAATCTATTTAACACAATGCCAGATAAGAATAATAATATAATTATTGTTGAGACAATGACAGCATCCTGCGAATCAGTAATGCCAGCAATTTCTACTGTGGTGGTATTTGCTACAGCCACACTTACAGCCTCTGCAAGCCTTGTAGAGCCAGGAATAACTGCTGTTCTTAATCGTACAACAACTGCAAATGTTATGACTGCTACAGCCCTTGCGGGCAATGCAACAGTATTTGAAGATAGAATAATAACTGCTGATATATTTGTTGCTTCAGTAACATTTAATAATCCTGGTGTATTAATTACAATTCCTGCACAACCAATGCTTGCAAGTGCAAATATTGTTGATAAAAACTTTAAAATTAATGGTTGGAGCATTGTAACAATGACGGCATATGTAAGATATCTTAGAATTTCTAATTATGAAAATAGAAATATTAAATCTATGAAGGAGATAAAATAATGAAAGAATTTGAATATGATGATATTCCTGGAAAAGAGAATCTGGATACACAAGGCCAGTTAGATACTTTTGAATCACTTGCTTTATTTGGCGGCAAAGATAGATATATATTTGATTTTTCAACTCCTTTATATTTTAATAGCAATCAACAGTATTGGAACAATGATGCGTGGTGGGATAAAAAATGGGATACAAGACTTGGTGCACCTGGAGATATACAATTTTATTATAAAGGTTTTTCAAATATAGTAAATAGTCCAACATATCCAAATTATGCTACTGTTGCAACTCCATCAATTAAGAATATTACTGAAACATGGGATGTTGCATATAATAGTCAAATAACTAAAGGTGCTCCATATTTTAATGAAAATGCTGCACTATTTGTTGGTGCAAAACCAGCAGGCATATATGGACAGGGCAGTTCTCTTTCAAATCCAGATGCAGTAACTACAATTAGATCTGGATATTATGAATTTACAATAAAAACAGATAAGAATAATTGTATAATTGGTTATGGAATTCATGATTTAAATATAACTTTTCCAATTGCAATTGACACAAAAAGTATTTTCTTACCTGATGGTGCTGGAGATTTTATAGAATTTAAAATTTTAATTGAAAATGGAAAATTAAAGATTGAATACAATAACCCAACTGGAAACAATAAAACATCTTTTTCTATTATTGGAAATAAAACAATTAGTGATGACGAATGGCATCACATTGTAGTTAATTTAGGAAAGCCAGGAGTAAAAAGAACTCATTCAAAAAAACAAAATGAAAAGTTTGTAGAATTTTGGATTGATGGATTATTAGATAAAAGAAGTAATGAAAATGTAAATGGTCAAATCTTTTATCCAACGATTTCTTGGCTATTAGTTGATCCTAAAAGTTTTAAATCTAGTTTAGATATACCTTGGTTAAATAAAGATTACGATGATCAAGGGGGCGAAGTATATAATGTTTTAGGTGCTTTTGTAACACCAAATATTGTAATTGGAAATAATGAAGTAGAGTTCTTTTCTAGTATTAGTCAGGGATGGTGGAGAGGTCAAGATTTCTCTAATAATTTCCGTGGAGCAATAAATACATATGTTGCTGGATATAACCAATGTCTAGATAAATTTGAAATTCAATTTAGAAATAATTTGTGGCGTGGAATTGAAAATCCTGGCGTTCAACAGTTTACTGCATCTGCAAAAATGATGGAACCAACAATAACCTCAAACAAAAAGAAAGCCTTAAAATTATTTTGGAATAATTTAGTAAATGATAAATCAATAAATGGTATTGAACTTGATAATAATTATCAAATAGATACAGTTAGTATTACAAACAAAATTGCTAATTCTGTTACTGAAGTTTATAATGTAGATAATTCAATTAATAAAAAAATATCATATTTAAAAGATGTAAGAGTTGCAATAAAAGATAATATTTTTATATTGCGTCCAGGAGCAGTGTGGATTCACAATTTTGCTGATATTGCTTTAAATGTTGGCGTTCTTTATCAAAACAATATGTACACAGCAAATGGGTTAAATGCGCTTAGTTTTCCTAATTATGGATTTACGACAAGAGATTTTACTCAAAAAACATCAACACAATTAACAGATGCATCAGTTGAAAATATATCAATTGGTGGTGTTACATTAAAATCTGGAGATAGAATTTTATTAACTAATCAGTATAATTCATCAGAAAACGGAATCTATATATTTAATGGTCTTGATACTGCATTGACAAGAGCAGAAGATGCAAACTCTTCATCAAAACTAACAAATGCTGTTGTTAGAGTAATTGACGGTTATTATAAAGATACAAGTTGGTTTTTATCAAATTCAATATCAACATTAAATCAAAAACAAAATTGGTTAGAATTAGAATCACACCCAACATCAGAAAACATTAATTCTCAGCCATTGTTTGGAAGTAAATGGTCAAATAATGATGGAACACCAAGATTTATTGATCTTGAACAGGATATTAATATTTCTAAATATGATGTTATTGTTTTTATGAATTACCCAGAAACAAATGAGGAAATTAAAGAATCTTTTGTTGGATATGATGATTTTGAAATAAAAATTAAATATGATAACTTTATTAAATCATTGCGAAATGTTTGTGCTCAGGGTGCAAGTCTATATGTATCAAGTCCAAAACTTGCAGAGGATTTAGGAATAGTTAAAAAGTTTACAAAAATAAATCAACAACTTGAAACATCTGATGGTCAATCTGCAGCAATTAATCCATTTGAAATTAATGAAACAGCAGATAGATATTTTGATACTCATAGAAATAATAAGTACGAATTGGCTGCACCAATTGCTGGATTGACTAATAAAGAAACATATATTCTTACTGATTTTATTAATTACAATCCAGATAATAGTTATGACTATGAACAATACCATGCAAAATATGCTTATCGTCAGTTTGGACTTCAAGAAGGAAATGAGTTTATTATTCCTGGACTGTCTTTGCGTAAAATAACAACAAACGAAAACCTTCCTGGATTTGTACAAAACCAAAAAACAATTGAACCTTTGGCAGTGGTTGCTCCATCAGATGTTTTGACTGGAACAGTTGTTACTAAGTTAGCAAATACTTATTATAATGGATCAACTGTAGTCAATAATCCTTATGATGATTACGCAAGCACAATAATTGTTTACAACGGACAAACTTTGGCAGGCCAACCAATTAATGGAAAAATATTTGTAAATTGTGTTGAAGATGGCTACACATTTAGTCGTCAAGAATATAATAAGGCTGTTATTCAGGTTATTCCAACTCCAGATACAAATGAAACTACAGCAACTCGTGCTTGGCAATATTCTACTAGTAGACTAAATAGATTGCCACAAAGAATTAATGTGCGTGAACTAACTGAATTAGGACAAACAACATCAACAAATGGTGGTGGTGGGCCTTTGATTCAGGCACCATCTAATGCTTCTAATGGTATTATTAGATCTAATACAGATTCTGGTAATATAAACTATCAGTCAGATCTTTACGCAAGTGAGACTGAAGAAATATATGCAACACAACAAATTCCAGTACTAAGTATGACCTGGTTAGGTCTGCAATGGCTGGCGGAATAGGAAAGGAGAAAAAATG